TGTACTTGGACTTTTGGGAACTATTGGTAAATCGGTAATGAGCGTCTTTTTGCCAGCAGCTACTGGTGGTCTTGTGCATATGGCGGCTGGTGGGATGATGCCGGACCGTGTCCCGGCATTACTAGAGCCTGGTGAATTCGTCATTCGCAAACCAATGGCAAAAGCTATTGGAGGACCCGCCCTAAATGCAATGAATGGTACTGGAGCAATGCCAGGAGGCAATGTGGTGGTTAACATCGAAAACAAAGGTACTCCACAAGATGCTGAAGCTAAACAACCCCGCTTTGATGGCGAAAAGTTTGTTATTGACATTGTGACTCGTGACTTACGTAATAATGGTCCGATTAGAAAATCTATGAGAGGTGATAGATAATGGCTACTTACCCTAGTGATGCGACTGCTCCAGTAACAGCTTTTCCTGTCGTAGCTGAAGTTACTTATTCTAGTACAGGAGCATCAAGAACTTATTTTAATTTACCTGCTGCTGTAGCTCATAAAGGTGAAGTAACAGCTTTCTTAGATGGAGCGCTCCAACAAACCTCTACATATGACTTAGCTAATGCAGGACAATCAATTAACTTTGTGACTGCTCCTAACGCTACAGAACTTATTGTTAAAACTATTTCTCTTCCCGAGCGTTTTCGTTTAACAAGATCTTTTCCTTCTGTAAGAAGCATAGACTATTCTAATACAACAGCTACTACCGTAGACAGTAATACTTATGTAGTTAATGCTAACACAGAAACGTTTGCTATCCCTTCAGGTGTTAATGTTTCTTCTGCAACAGAAATTATGGTATTTTTAGGAGGCGTACTACAACGTTCTAGTGCTTTTACTTTTCCATCAATTACTTTAGGAACTGCGGGTATTGATATTGGTGATAATACCGCTACAAAACTACTACTAAATTTTGATGGAACAAACGGAGCTACTACTACTACAGATGCAAGCGATAGCGCCCATACAGTTACTTTTAATGGAGATGCTCAATTAGCAACGGCAGATAAAGTGTTTGGAGATTCTTCTTTAAAACTTGATGGTACAGGAGATTACTTATCTATTGCTGCCTCTACTGACTTTACTTTTCTTACGGATGATATGACTATTGAGACATATTTTAATGTTGCTGCTGATGTTACTACTAATGCCTCTATCTTATCTAAATTTGAATCTATTAATCGTTATTATTCTCTCCGCGTAGTAGGAGCTAATTCTAATGTAGGCTTTGTATATATTGATCAAACAAATGATGCTAATATAGAGCTATATGGCGGTAATGTAAATGGAGCTATATCTTATCACGTAGCGGTATCTCGGGATGATTCTACTAATAATGTTATGTTGTATGTTAATAACGTATTAGTAGCAAATGGCTATCTTGGAGCTAACGTAGCGGGACAAGCTATGGGAGGAGTTACAGAAATTGGTAGGACTGGTTCTTTTAATACTACCGGAGAACCGTTAAACGGTCACATAGATGCTCTGCGTATATCTCGGGCTCGTCGTTACTATGGAAACGGAATTGAGCCAGCAAATACAGCTCCTACAGTTATAGGCGGTGCTCCTCTTGGTTCTGGTATTGACAAAGGTGTTAACGAAGACGGCGAAACTCTTTCGATTCGTGTATTTGACGCAGAAATTACTTCTTTAGATCGTTTTTCCTCTATGGCAGATAGAAAACCAGATAAAGGATTTAGTACTTCTAAACAGTTTGACGTAGCTACTTTTACTTCTCAATCTGGTTATGAAAAACGTCGTTTAAAATCACGTAGATCTAAACGGCAGTATTCTTTATCTTATACAAATATTACTGGTGTTGAAAAAACTGCGATAGAAAACTTTTACAATGCTCGAAGCGGAGAACACGAAGCTTTCACATTTGACTTGTCACATTTGAATGAGTCTGGTACAATTACTTCAAGATTTTCTGGTCCTTTGCAAATAGAACAAGTTTTATCTGCGGGAGCTAATCTTACTCAAAACTTTTACACTGTTTCTTTTAATCTTCAAGAGGTCTTTGATTAAATGACTGCCCGTAATTATGATTATATTTTAACTGTTGCAGATGCTACTGGTTTTATAAGTGGCAATGTTATTTTAGGCACTACTACCGGTACAGAAGCCTATATTGCTAATGTTGATTTAGCTAATAACTTATTAAAAGTAAAACTTAATAATGTCAGACAAGAGTTTTACGCCACAGAAACAATTACCTCTAATTCTGCAGTTACTCGTATTGTATCAGATATAACATATTATGATACTACTACTTCTTATAATGTATTCTTTACAGGAATAACTGCTAATTCTAATACAGAAGTACACATAGCTGTTGGTAATGTTTTAATTAATACAGATGAGTACGTAGTAGATCTTTCTAAATCAAATCTTCTTTTAAATTTTAACGGGGCTGATGAAGCTACAACTACTACTGATGCTTCTCCTATAAAACAACAAACTATTACTTTTAATGGAGATGCTCAACTTGATACTGCGCAGAAAAAGTTTGGCACTGCTTCTTTATTACTTGATGGGACTGGAGATTATCTTTCTATTCCTTCCAGCGATGATTTTAAGTTTCTAGAACGAGATAGCACTATTGAAGTGCAAATGAGACTGGCTTCTGGTACTACTGCTAACTCAACTATTTTTTCTAGAGTAGATGCTGGTACAGAAAACTACTATGCTCTTAAGTTTGTAGGCGCTAATTCTAATGTAGGCTTTGTATATATAGATCCTGCGGGTAATGGTGATGCAGCTACTAATATTGAAATTTATGGTGGTAATGTAAATGCAGAATCTTTCTATCATGTAGCTATTGTCAATAATACTACTTCTAATACTCTTAGTCTTTACGTTGCAAATACTCGTGTTGCTTCTACTACTTATACAGGTAACGCAGAAAGTACTATTAGTGGGCCTATAGAGATAGGTAGATCAAGCACCTTATTCTCTTCTGGAGATCCTTTTAACGGTCATATTGACGATTTAAAATATTCTAGTAAGCAAGAATATGTTTCAACTGAAGACGATAGCGGTTTTTATACTTTTCCTGAACAAACAACGCAGGCTAACTCTTATGCAACAGTTACACTAACAAGAGAAAATCAAACAAACGTAGAACTAGCAGTTGCTACAAATGTTGCGGTGTTGGTACAAACAGCTAATATTCAATCTCAACCTTTTAATCCTGCTGTGTTTACGGGAGAAGAAACTACAGCTACTACAACTATTTCATCTTTAGTTCCCTCTCCTTTTATTAAAGAAAAGAATGCGTTTACACAGAATCCTATTGTTAGGCTTATTTCTATATATTATCCAGGAGAGTGGTATCCTCCTAATGAAAACGGTAATCCTACTGAGCAAGGTGCTGGATTAGCTTGGCCTTTAAACTTTCCTTTCCGTATAGCAGAAATTAATGGGGATTATGTTTCAGATTTACAATATAATGTTACATATGACGGACAATCATATTCTCCTTATCCTTTAAATGTTTCTTCTATTGATACTAGTTCTGATGGTAAAATTAGTGAAGTAACTCTTTCTGCTTTTAATATTGATAATATTCTTTCTTCTCTTGTAGAAGATCCTTTTATATCAGGTAATAATTCTTCTAACTCTACCGTAGCTTTAGTTAATAATGAGCTTGTTCACGGAATTGATCCACGCACGGTAAATAAAAATCCTGCTGATGTAGGTTCTGTGGGAGATGAAGCTTTTGACACATTAACAAGAGCAAGAGCTAACGGTTTATCGTATTCTGCAGATATAGTAAATTATTACGGAAAAGCAAATGCATCTTTTGATAAAAATCAAACAACATTAGTTAATGGAAGTTGGACGGAGCTTAAACAAGATTCCAGAGATTTACTAGGAGGCGTAGTAGAAATTAAGACTACTTTTATGAACTTTTTAGATCATTGGCCAGAGTATAGTAGTGTTAGAACTATTACAGCAAATGTAGTTGAAGTTATTAATGCTATGCCTTATCGAGTAGGAGATAATGTAAAATCTTCTGCGGGAGATACAGAGGCTACTATTCAATCTATTGAGGAAAATAGGCTATTATTCTTAAGTAATCCACTATCTTCTTCTACTTCAATTGGTGATTCAGTTTTTATTGTTAATGTTGATGCAGACGTTGAGTCTTATGTAGAAGATATTTTTAAAATTAATGAATTAGAATCTTTAAATATTACTACTGCTACTTTTGGTTTGGTTTCGTGGTTACAGTATTTTAAAATTGTAGTGCCGAAAAGAAAATACTATAAAAATACTTGTCAATGGATTTATAAAGGTGAAGAATGTCAATATCCTGGACCAGGAGAATTACCTATTCCAGGAACTACATCTTTAAAAAGTAATGCTAATCCTATCGGCGCAGACAACGAGATAGCTGCTTCTGCAATCGGAGATATATGTTCAAAAAGTTTAGAAGCTTGCACGATTAGAAATAATCAAATTCATTTCGGCGGATTCCCTGCTACAGGTAGAACAATTCCGAGGGCATAATGATAAAAGGCTGTATTTTACCGTGGATACATTTATATGGAAATGTACAAGGCCAGTATTACCTTTGTTGTCATATAAATAATAAACCTGAATCTATTATGGCAACATATAAAGATGATATTTCTAAAATTTTTAATAATGATAAATATAAAAGTGCTAGAAAACAATTCTTATCTAATAAATACCCAAAAGAGTGTAAAAAAGCTTGTTATGATATTGAAGAATTAGGGGGGGAATCTAATAGGCAACAAGTAAACAAACGTTTTGGTAAGTTTGCTAATCTACAAAAACATACTAAAAGTGATGGTTCCATAGTAAATCATCCTATTTATTTAGATATAAGATTTGGAAATAAATGTAACTTTAAATGTAGAATCTGCGGTCCCTATGCCTCTTCTACTTGGTTTAAAGATTCATTAAAAATTTCTAAATTTAAAAACTATCCCGCTCAGTTAGAAGATTATTATACAGACTCTCCTGATTTTTGGACTTATTTAGATAAAATTAAACATTCTGTTAAATACTTTTATTTTGCAGGGGGTGAGCCTCTTATAATGGATGGACATTATAAGCTTTTGCAATGGTTCATTGATAATAATAAGACCGATGTTGAATTAACTTATAATACAAATTTGAGTACTCTCAAATATAAAAATTGTGATGTTTTTGAATTATGGAGCCATTTTGATAAAGTAAGTTTGTGGCCCAGCGTAGATGGCTATAAACAACATTCTGAGTATGGAAGAACTAACTTTAATTGGGACACTTTTGAGACTAACTTACTAAAAACTAAAAAATATGTAAATACTTTAAGTTGTACTACTTCAATATATAGTATTTTGACAACACCTGAATTGATAGCCCATATGAAAACTTTAAATATTGCGACTTATTTAAGTATTTTAGATTCCCCTACTTATTTTGATATGCGATTGTTACCAGATAGTATAAAAGATAAAATAAATAAAAAATTTGATATTTTAAAAAGAAAAATACCATTAAATACTAGTGAATTAGAAACTATTGATAAAAATTTAAGCTATCTAAATAGAGATATTGGTAATAGA